CTATTGGGGTCAGTGCCAACATAATGAATGATGCGGTCATCGCGGCAGGACATAGCACCAAGTATGCGACCACCCCATCCCGCAGACGGGTCGTAGATGACAATTCTTTCTTGGTCTTTGACATCTTCGGTGAAACGCTCATACAAGTATTTAGCAGTCATTGGGGGGAAATTTACCGCAGGTTGAATATATCCAATTCTAAATGCAGGGAATCCCTTGGGGAACATTCGTTCACCCTTCTTATACAAACGAATACTATACACCATATCATCTGGCATATCGTCAATATCAAAAGTTGAGTGATGTCGGTATTCCAGAAGACCGATTTTCTTGAGAGTTTCTACTTGTTCTTTTGTTAGTTGTAGAATGTCCGACTGGTTTACCTGATAATATCCGGTGTTCATTCCTTCACGAATCTTAACTTGTTCAAGCATAAAATCATATCCCTTGAAGATTCGTTCTTTGTAATCGTGGAATGTACGAATGTAATCCTCAGCATCCGAACACTCAATCAATGCAGGCTTCTTTTTGTTCTTAAAACAAGTAAGTGCATGAATGTACATCGAGTCTCTTCGAAAATGACGGAAGCAACCTTTTATCATTCTCTCTTTATATTTGTCGCTGGCAAACAAATCATAAATCGAGTATCCATTGTCTTTTTCTGTGTAGTTGATTCTGGTTTTGTACATCGTCGGAAACCATTGGTCTGCCTCTGCACCAAGTCTACTCTTGTTGATAATCACATCATCTTCAACATCAGACAACTCATCAGTGTGAGTAAATTCATGTATAGGATATGAACACATCTTATTGAACTGTGCAACAATACCTTCTTCGTTCTTACCTCTCCGTGGAGGAACCCCATGCGTATCCCATATGTCTACTACGGTCTTACGCATATCAACAACCCAATCTTCGAATTGCGTTGGAGTCATTTCTAGCAACTCTTCAAAGTAGACATTCACTGGAGAGTTCAGAAAGTATTCGTTTTTTTCATAATGTGTTTTTGTTTCTATCATCATTTTATTCTACTAAAGTTATTCTTCTTTTCAAGCACGATATGATTCTGGAATTTATCTGTCATTGAATCAGACTTATGGCTAATCACGAAGATGTTTGATTTGTTGCCGAACGTGTTTAGAAGTTTAAGAAACTCCTCTGTACCCACTGCATCCAGACTAGAGTCAAACACTTCATCCAAAATCAAAAGATTACAATTGGTGCTATTTCTCAATCGAGAAATTTCTCTCCATGCCAGAAGAAGAGACAGGTCGATGCGAAGTCGCTCTCCTTCACTGAAACTTTGATATGTGAATTCGTCTCGATGTCTACTTTTAATAGTCTCATCAAAACTCTCGTCCAGATTAAACTGGCAGAAGAAATCCATAGAAACAAGATACTTGTTAATCAGTTTATTCATGATTGGTAGGTAGTGCTTGATTATCTTGGACTTGATTCCCCCATCCTTAAGAAGAACACTTGCGTAGTCGAAATATTGTTTCTCCGACATCTTTTCCATT